TTCATTGAAGCTAACATATCATCAATAGCTAAGCTAGTTGATCTGTTAACAAACATCATGTACTCTTCAATAGCACCTTGCTTATCAAACTCAGCTAATATTGCATCAAACTCAGCTAAATCAGTAGCAGCATTAACACCAGTTACACCAGTAGTTATGTTACCTCTTTTTTCAATAGCTGCGAATAAACCTTCAGTACCAGCTCTTGCTACAGCGTTACCAGCACTTGTTAAACCTAATGCATCGTCAACTTTGTCAGTACCAGGTACACCAAGCTCAGCTTCTAACATTGCCATTTCTACGTAATCAGTAAATCTAGCTCTTGTGTCAGCTTCAGCTTTTAAGTACCATAAGAAACCTGACTGTCCATTTTCAGCAGATATTTCTACCCAACCAATTCTTGAAGCGTCAGATCCTGATACTTCGTAATAATCTTTCATGATTATTGGTTTGTTGTTGAAAGTTTGGAAAGCAGGCTCGTTAGCACCTCTACTAGTTTCAGCAGTATTAGATGTACCAGAACCGTCATTGCTAAAGTAACCAACACCTTTCTTAAATTCAGAACCGTAAATTAATACAGTTAAATTTTGATCGTCTGTGTTAGTAAAACCAGCAGCAGTTAAAGTAGCGTTTGATCCGTAAGGAGCAACGTCTACTGTAGAACCGTTAATACCAGTTACAAGAGCTTTAACAACAGCTTGTGAGTTAGCGATAATAACAGTGTCCATTAATCTAATACCGTGAGATATACCAGATGAGTTATCTGATGTAGCACCATCAATATCAGCTTGGATAAGTATATCACCCGCGCTTTGGTTACCACCAGTACCACCTACTAATTTTGCTTTATAAGATAAATGTAATCTACCTTGCTCAGACCAGACAACTTGATCAGATGTCATAGCCTCTTCTGCACCGATTTGATTTAAGAAGCCAGAAATTGTTCTTGGTCCGAAAACCTCAGCTTCTTGCTCCATCAAGTCTGGCAGGTATTGTTGCGCCCAACCTTGAGTTGTAGTCGCAGTAAAATCTAGATAGTTTGTTGATAGCGTCTGTTGCGTTGAGCTAGGAACACTATTTAAACTACCTCCAGGATTTGAAATTGCCATAATTTTGTAATTTTAAATTGTTATTTATTGTTTTTAATTTTAAACTTAAAATCATTAGAGTTATCACCTAATACTCTTACTTTAACACCACCAGCTTCAACACCACCAAAAGCTTGTCTTGGTGACATGTCAACATTTTTAGATTTAGCAATACTATTTTTTAAAGCATCTGCTTTACCTTGTTCGTAAAAGTGTTTTGCAATAGCATCAGCATTCATTGCTGTAAACAAAGACTTGTGATAACCCGCAGCATCTTCCATTTCATTGTTCTTGTTCAAGAACTTCTTGACAAAATTATTAATGTCGCTTTGAGTTTCTTTTACTTCGTTTGTATTTTTAACATTAAATCTATAACTTTTATCACCAACGTTATAATTAAAACCTTTAAAGTTTTTGTTAAATATATTGTCAGTTTTTAACTTAAAAGTTTTAGTTTGTTGTTCTACAACTTTTTGATTCTCTTCTGATTCTTTGTTATATCTATTAAAAAAATCAACAGCTTTTTGTTGTTCTTGAGTCAACTTTGACCCAGCTTTGATTTCTTCATAGTATTTAGACTTTTGCCCGTCTAAGTAGGCTCTAGCGCTGGCAACTTGCTCTTTTAACGCTAATTTTTTTCTTTTTATATCTCTTTCTTCGTCTTCTTCTTCATTATAAGAAAACGAGTCTTCCATTAAAAAACTAATCTCTTCGTCATTAAGATGTTTTTTAGTTTGCTTATAATATTCTCTCAGTATAGTATTGTCATCGTAATTACTATAATCTTGATTAAGACGAACATAGTCTTCAACATTACCACCAGTTTCCTCCATGAAGTCCATGAGCTTTTGTATATTTTCTGGTAATGCTTGCCCAGTTTCTTGAGCTTCAACTATAGCTTCTTTAGTTTCTTCAACTAATTCTTCTGTTTTTTGCTCAACTTCTTCTTCAGTTACTTCCTCAAGAGTGGGTGTTTCATCTTGAACTGTGTCGGAGACTTCTTCTCCGGTAGGTTTTTCATCTGTTGTTTCGACGTTTTCTTCGAGTACTTTTTCGCTAGTTTCGGATTCGTCGCGTACAAGAACCTCATCTGTGCTTTGCTCTGGAACGGCATCTGTTTCTGGTTTTTTAGTTAAATCTACTTTGATGATATTGTCTTCTTGTTTTGTTTCTTTTTTACTAAGATCAACTTTAGTAATATTGTCTTTAGTAGCCTTTTCAGCTACTTCTTCTTTTTTCTTTTTTGCCATAATATAATATAATAATAATTAATAATTTTCTAAATCAAAGGCTGCCCTTGTAAATTAAGCCCGCTTAATATATCATCACCTGCTTGCTCAAAATTTTTAGGTGCTTTTTCACCTTTTCTCTGATCAATTAACTCACTTTGTTGAGTTGCTTGTATTCTTGTTCTTTCGTCTTTACGATCTTCTTTTATTTTTTCTCTTTGTTTAATGTTGTTAGTTTCTAAACCTTTTAATTGCATATCAAATTGAAACTGTTGTTGCATTAAATCTTTTTTCAATTGATTTTCAGCTTGCATTTTTTGCAACTCAAGTTGAGCTTCTATTTGTGCTAAAGCAGCTTTAGTTTCGGTTAACGCTTGTTGTTTTTGTATTTCTGCAGCGGCAGCCTCTTGTTGTGCTTGCGCATTAGCTTGCGCTTGAGCTTGTATATTAGCTTGTTGCATTTGTTGATCTAACTCTTGCTTCTTTTTACGTCTAACTTTTAATAACTGATTAGCAAGTTTTAAGTTTTTAATTTCTCTAATATCTATAGCATCTTCAAGATTAATACTTTGTTGGGCTAAAGCAACTTGTATGTTATTTTCAAGTATAGCTTTTTGCTCTTCATCTGGAGATAATTCTATAAATATACCAAAGTCATATAAATATAAGTTTTCTAACTCTTGTAAAGTTGCAACATTGTGAACACCTATACTTTGTATGAAAGCTTCTTTTGTAGGTGAATACTCTATAATATCAGATATTCTTAACGATAAAAGCTCTGCAACTTCTGCTGTTAAAAATAAACCAGACTGTAATATATGTCTTGTCGCAGTATTACTATTAGCAGCCGCTAATTTTTGTACACCTACTAAAGCATTTTTATCAGGAGTACTACCGTCTCTAGCTTCATTAAGCCCTGTGGTATCTCTAATCATTTGTAGATAATAATTGTAATTACCTATAAGAGCATTTATTTTATTACCACCACTACCACTTGTTATTTCTTGTATTGGTACTTTACCCGGATTCATATCTCCATCTTGAGTAAATGATCTACCAATTACACTACCTGTTTGGAAGAACATGTTTAAAGCTTCTTGCGGATTATAATTAGTACCATTACCTAAATCTATTTCAGCTAAACCATCAGCGTCAAGATAAACTCCGTCAGGTATCATACGTGATAATACTTGTTGTAGTTTTAAATGAGTAAGCTGTATCATGTCTGCAAAACCAGTTATACGTCTTACTAGACTTTCTATTCTACCTTTATACATGCGAGGAGCAACTATACTGTAATTCATTTTTACTTTATTATAGTCGCTTTTTGGTCTAACCATATTTTTAGCCATCTCCCATTTTAACAACTTGTTTGTACCAAGTATTAAAGCGCCCTCATATACTACTTCAATAGCTCTTTGTAATCTTGTAAAATTACCTTCTTTGTTTTCTGGTGGATTAAAGCTATCATCTTTTTCTATAGCTTTTTCTGCACCACTACCAGTTTCTTTTACTTTATAAACTTCGTTCATATATGTTTTATAATTAAAATATAAAACTTGAACTTTATTGTTATCTATTTCTTTATACTGTGTAGAGCCTTGATCGTAGTTAGTTTGATGATAATTTTTATTTTTAATTATATCTTCTAAATCTTCCTGCTCTAAAAACGGAAACTGTTTAGCTAGCTCGTTTACAGGTATTTTTTTAACTTCACCTACATAGTATATATCATCAAAATAAGGTGATTCAGTATAAGAATAAACTAAATCAGCAGGATCTACATAACTAACAGTTAAACCTTCTGATGTGTTAAAATCTGTTTTTACAGCGCCAATACCTAAAACTGTTAAATCATAAAAAAATCTTTTTTTAGTTAATTCATAGTTATTGCCTTCTAATAAAGTTCTTATAGCTTGTTCTTCTGCTAATTCTATAGACTGCTTATAAGTTAACTGCATGTGCAAAGCTAATTCTTCTTCATTAGCTGGTAACTCTTGCACGCTGCTTTGTCTAATGTCTGCGCCAAAATTTTCTTCAACGTAATTATTAAATTCTTTAGTTTTAATGTCTCTTAATATATTGTTCATATATTCAGTACGCTCACTAACACTAAAAGGATCTTGCGAATAACAGTTTATATCATACATACGTTCAGCTAAACCGTTAACAACTATATCAACAAACTTAGGTATAATAGGTACAGGTGTCCAGTCTAAATTTAAATAAGACAAATCACCATTTATAGATAATTCATCTTTATATTTTTTTACTGACTGCTCACCTCTTGCGTATAGCCTTAAATTATGATAATTATTTTTTTGCGTTGTATATCTTGTTTGGTTATAATCGTTGTAAAACCACTCTGTTTCAATAGCTTTAGCAACTCTTAATCCATAGTCATAGCTTAACTTTTCAGCGTCGCTTACAACTTGACTTGGAAAATAACTTCTTACCGCAGACTCTGCCATATATTTATTTTATTATTTTAGAATTATAACCAGTATTACTATATCTGGATATGTTTATGTTTAATTTTTGTTTTTCTATGTTTGGATTTGGTCTATATAAATGTCTATTACAAGCCATAATAGCCAAACCACTACTTATCGTTGCATCAAATTTAGTACGTTTGTTTATATCAAACTTACCCCAATCATTTAAAGTTCTATTAAAATACATACTTCCGTAATCACCTGTTTGCATTTGGCCAACATGACCTTGTATGTACATTTCTATAGCTGACGCATGTGCTTGTTTTATATCTTCGCTTGAATTTGGTATACCACCTATTTCTTTTTCAGCTGTTGATAATTTATTCCAAAGTTTATCAGGCCTGTTCATACTATAACCTCTGTAACCTCTACGTCTTAAATAATATAACAATCTTGGTTTATTATTTTCTGCAAGCAATGGCATGCCATAAAATACTAATGCCATTAACACATCTTCAAAAAATATATCAGCAGTTTGTGGTCTAGCTATATATTCTAGAAAAAAATGATTTGGCGGGCAGTCTTCCATGCTAAACTTTGTTAAACCATGTAAAGAGCCTTTTGAACCCTTGCCATCTACCGTGCCACTAATATCGTAGCTATCACAACCAAAAGCACCCAAATGATCGTTGCCAGGATATTTCGAGCCATTTTTTATTATTATTCTATTTTGTAAATTGCTAGGTGGTACCCAGCTTATATTAAATCTACCTTTTGGATCTGGATAAAATATTACTTGCGTGTCTTTTACACCATTAATCCATTGAAAATTACCTACACTTAAACTAGGTTTTACACCTTCATTGTAATCTATTTGCTCGTATATTTTAACTAAATTAAATATACTGTTTTTAGCTTCATCTCTAAACGCATGTTCTTCAGTACGTGGAAACTGTCTATAAAACTCGTTTAAAGCATCTTGATCATTTTTTAAACCTTCAGCCTCGTTGTTCCAATGATCTATTATTCCGTAATCAATTAACTCTCCGTCTGGCCCGTAGACATCATTATCTGGATTATCAAAGACTGGATTTCCGTATTCATCAATAAATCCTTCGTAGTTCCACTCCATTGGGATAAAGAAAGAATAAAGGCCAGACTTTGTTTGTCCATTACGGTTTCGTTGTGTGACATCTGAATCATTATATAGTTTTTTAAAATTATCACCTCCTTTGTCTAAAGCATTTGATGTTGAGCCCATCATACACTTACCTACTATTCTACTACCTAATCTCAAACACGTTTTAGTAACTCGCCAGTTGTTTAATATATTATCAGGCCTTTCCCACTTACCACTTTCATCATGTACTAGTAAAGTAAGTTTTTCTCCGTCATAACTGTTATCACCTGTATTTTTCCAATCAATAGTAGTATCAAGTCCAACCAAGTCTTCCTGCTTCTCATTAGCAGTAATTTTCTTACGCGTGAACTTACTTGCAGGAACCCTATAAGCAAGTTCAGACTTAGGCCTATCCATACCGTCTTGAATCGGTTTAAAAAAGAAAGGATAATTAACCGATATTGGTACAACTTTGTCTGTAAACATTTTTTTAGCATCTGCTCCACTTTTTGATAATATACCATATCTACTATCACTTGATATAGTAGCTAAGTTAACTGTTTCAGCTGATGACATAAAAGAAAAACCAGAACGTCTATTTTTAAGATAACACATACCATAACATCTTTTATCAGCTTTACAAGCTTCCCAAAATATAAAAAATAGTCTATTAGCTTCTCTAAAATCAGGCGCTCCTACATCTATTTTACTCCATTGTAAATACATATAATGACTACCTGTTATGTATGTTGGCTTACCGTTGTTGTTAAACCAAAAACCTTCATCTCTTCTTTTAAACTCTTCGTCTATATAATCAAACCACTGATCTTTTTGTTCTTCAGGATATGATCGCCAATCAAATATGTTTTTTAGTTTAGATAATTCTTTAGGATATTCTAACTTTTGCCATTTGCGTTTTGCATGCACGTACACGTTGGTTGGCATTTTTGGTAAAGCAATTCGTAAACTTTGCATTTCAATGATTTTGCCAATTTTACCAGTTTTTGATATAACGATAATATCGTGTTCTTTATTATATCCATATTTCCATTTTTTACCTTTGTTCATACGAGTTATAGTCGTACGTTTAATAGGCTCTATTATTTTAACTAATGTTTGTTCGTAACTCATCTTGACCTACCTTCAGCAAAGCCTTTAAAAACTTTATTTTCTTTTTCAACTTCTTTACCTTCAAGTATACTTTCTTCTTCTTGTATTCTATTTAATATTTCAAACGCATCGAATATAGCTAGCTTTTTTGTAGCCGCTGCGTTTTTTAATCTATCAGCACTAACATCATCTTCTGTGTTAGTTATTATTTTTTCTTTAGCAACGTTAATTAGTTCTTCAACTGCTTTGTGCCCAGCTTGGATTATAAGCTTCTTCGTCTCCTTGATATTCATATTTAATTGTAATAAATTTAGTGTATACTCTATATAACAACTCACCGTCAATAACAAACTCGTAATTAGATATAGGTGTAAAACCTACTAAATCATTTACTTTAAAAGCACCATCAGTATATTTTACAATACCTATATTTTCTTGCGTTTCGCTATTAGCATATTTGTTTTTGTTTTTTATAGGTTTAACCCAACAAAAACCTTTTGGTGTGTGCCACTCCCAAAATCTTTTATATAAAAATATTTGATCTGGCTGTACTATATAAGTTTTTTCATCAAAATAGCTTTTACTATTTTTTTCTATACCTTTGACATTGTGCCAACGTCTAAAAACATTATGATGTAATATAACATTGTCATTTATCTCTATATCTGTATCGCCAACTATAGGAACTGATAATACTTTTGCTTTTCTGTTAACGTATTGATGGTTGAAGATTTCAGTGTTAATAATTAACTCTGTATCTCCAACCTTCTTTACGTTATTATATCTATTTCCTAGTGGCGTTACAACAAAGTTGTAAACGCTTTTCATTAATATTCTAGATTATATTCTACTGATACAGCCATATTTTTATTGAAGTCTTTCCAAGGCAACACATCTTTATTTTTTTTGATGTATATTGAAAACTTTTCATCTTCTTCTATTATATCACAAATAGTATGGCCGCCATATACTTCTTGCCCAACAGCATAGTGCATAGCGTCATTTTTATAATCTTTACCGATACTAATTTTTCTTATCAGCTTGCTCATCTTCGTATTGTATTACACCGGTTTCAATATTAATGTTTACAGTTCCATACTGCTTTTCAAGTTCAGTTTGAATAACTTTAAGTTCTCCTTGTAAACTTTGTACTGTATGCAATAGAGTATGTTTACCTGCTTCATACCTACCTATTTCCATCTGTGCTTTATTAATATTACTAACTACAGTTTGTATTTTAGCTAACTGCTCATCAGTTACTTTTTCTGGTTTTAAGTTAACCAACTTTTCTTTCTTTTTTGCCATTTTATTTAATTTAAGTTAATATTTAATTTATAATCCGTGTTTGGATGTTAAGTAATTGTTTAAATTACTTATTTGTGATGATGATAAACCTTGACTAAAAAACAGTAATTCAAAAACTGTACCACTGTAAAAGTTTGCAGGACTACTTGGTACATTGTCAGCAAATAGTGTATCAAAATCAAAGCCGTTAGAGTTAGTTAGGTTTACAGAATTATCTCCATCAATAGTTACTGAACTACCATTTTTAAAAACAGTATATGTAGCAGGCGTACCTAAAGTTCTATTTACTAATATTAATTCTTTCCCCTGTCCTAAAGTACCTGCTGAAAAAGTTATTTCAGTGCTTACATTTGAAGGTGCATTTGTTTTAATGTTTAATTTAGCATCATTTACAAATTTAACTATTTCATTACTTGAGTCAGAAAATAAAGTATTGTTAGAATTTGATGTGTTTTGAGCTACATAAGCAAAACAAAAACCTTGACGTTGAGCTATAGCTATACTGCTAGTTAAATTATAAAAACTTTCTATACCATTACCAAGAACTAAACCACCACCGCTTACTGCACTTGCTCTGTTATCATCTTCTGATTGTAGTATATGATTATTATTGCCAGATGAATCGTCCCATTTAGCAGTTGTTACTCCAACATCATTTTGAAGCCACAATGATAAATTATCTATGTCAGTTGGTAAAAACTCACTAACATAGCCACCGCTTGAAATACTTAATCCTAAACCAAGTCCCATTATATAGCTGCTGATCTAGTTCTTTCGTGATAATCGTGTCTTGGAGCTACATACACTATACAAGCACCACTGTTTAGCTCTACAAAGTCATACATACCGTATATAGTTACGCCTTTAGGAAACGTATGTGATGTAGTAATAACTTTACCATCATCGTCACTAGCATCTGTTACAGCGCCCCAATCAGTATCTAATTTTTGCGTATCTTCTGTAGAAGCAAAGTGAGTTGTACCTAAACCAAGTTTCACGCCTGCATCAAGAATACCTAACGTTTGAAAAGTAGTTTCTTCTGTAAACGTAATAGCATTTATATAATACTTAGCAGTTGCACCATTTAAATCTAATTTAGCACCGTCACCAGTTAAATAAGTAGATCCAAACTGACCAAAGCCATATGATACTTCTGTTGAATTTTGTCCCATAATTTTATTTTTTTACTTTTTCTAGTGATCTACCACCGAAGTAAGCACCGATCACTGTTATTAATACTAATTGCAAAAGATCTACGTATGAGTCTTTTACATCAAAATTTATAAAGCCAGCGTCTATAAATACTAACAACACCGTGCTTATTACTAAAAACACTAATACTAATGGTCTTATGTTTTTGCTTAACCACGAGTCAGAGTTCATGTCTAACTTCCATCTTTCAGTTACTTGTTTTTGCATTTCAGCTTCGTAACCCATTATCAAATCTTTTATCTTTGCTTCAGCTGCTAGCTTTTCTTCTTTAGTTGTAGTTAGGTTATCTATAACATTACCTACATTTTGCACTAATTTACCAGCTCCAGCTGAAAATACTTTACTTAATATACTCATAATTTTTTATTTAATATCCGCCTCCGCCACCTCCACTACTTCCACTTGAAGAACTTGAAGAGCTTGAAGAGCTCGAAGAACTAGTTGTAGAGCTTTGTTGTGGCGAGCTTAATGTTGTTGTGTTTTGCACTGTTGCAGTGCTATGTGTAAAACCTCCCATATATCCAGTTTGGCCTTGGTAAACGTGAGTGTGATAACCGTTTAAACCTCTTGATTGAGCCCATTGTAAAGCTTCAGCTATTGTTGAGTAAAGTGGTATACCGTCTATTGTTGTTAATATCATTTGTTATTAGCGTCTCTTTCCCAAGGAAAACCATCGTCGCCAGCTTCTTTAGCAACGCCATCAACGATAATCATATCTTTACCGTTTATTGTTACTCTTGGATATGTTATACCATTAAACTTTACAAAATCATCTGAGTACTTTAGTTTACCTATTTTCATATCAGTAGCATGTCTCATTTCATGGTTTATTACTTTTCTATCTTCTTCGCTACCTGGTTGCAACTTATTACTAACATATATTGTACCGTCCATATTAGCTTCTCCTAAAATACCAGGATCTAAAGGTTTTCTTATAACAGGTGTTCCAGGTATATTTGTTTCACCAGCTTCACTACCAAATCTAAGTTTAGTTCGTAAGCTACCGTTAGTCATATATGGTTTGTATGCTTTACCTAGTTTATATCCCATTATCTGTCAATATCTTTTATCATATCATCTATAGCTTTGTTATAAACTTTATCTGTATATGATTTATTATTAAAAAAAGTGCTACGCTCAGATATAGGTAAATCTTCTTCACCTAATAACACTCTATATATTCTACTTATAAGTTGAGAACATTTAAACGATGTTTTAAATACTGAATATTTAATTGTTGTTCTGTTACGATGTCTCCAAGCTTCTATCCAACCATCACGTCTTAATCGTTCCCATCTGTTTTTATCCCAAGAGTACGTATATGTACCGTCGATAAATTCTTGTCGTGTAAATCTTTTTTTACAATCTAAATAAATTAAAAGTTCTAAGTCTGCGTCATTTAACCCGTAAGTTTTACAGGCCCATTTTCTAACGAGCCTGTAATACTTAAGGATATTCATTTCACGCAAATCTTGCGCAGTTAGTTTCAACTGTTATTAAGCAGCAGCTACAACTCTACCAGTAGTAGTTCTTCTAATAGCTACACCAGTAACGTTACTGATTGGATATTTACTGTTAACAGCGTCAAACACAGGAACAGCAACTCCATGAATTTGAGAAGCATTAGCTAAAGCAGCAATGTCTTTAATAACATCAGCTTCTTTACCTTCAGCTACAGTTAAAATAACTAAAGAGTTTTCAAGAGCTACAGTTTCATCGTTACCAGCTGCACCATCAGTGTTGTGAGCTAAAGAGTGCTTGTTGAACATACCTGTTTCAGAAAAGGTTAACTCAACAGTATCTTCTGTACCAGTCATACATTGTAATAGCGATAAATCAAAAGCTGCTAAATCTAAATTAGTTCCATCATCAGCAGAACCTACAGAGCTAGAATCTACTGCTCCTGATTGAAATACAACAAATTTTTTCATTTTTTTTGTTTTTAATAATTAATAATTAGTTTTTGTTTTTAAGTTTAAGGTTTACTGTTTGTGGTTTAGGTTTAATCTATTAATACTACGTCACCAGATCTGATAACTTGGTATAATATATCTTTATACTGAACACCGTGGCCTGCATGTTTATCGTAG